GATCTGTAGTAACAATTAACATAAACATTAAAGTAAGGAGAATGCCATGCTAGGAAATACGCATAGCTTAGGTTTGGATCAGTGCGCGGAGTTAATCAAAGCGATAGGCAGTGAGGTCACTGTTCTACTGCGCGGTGACATGGGTAACGGTAAGACATCTGTAGCGAAGACGTTACATGAAGAATTACCAGAACACGTTCTGTGTATGCTCGACTGTAGTAGTTTGGATCTGGGTGATCTGGCGATACCCAATCTCTCGCAAGCAGAGACAGAGAAGTATGTGTCGTTTGCTGTCAACGAGGCGTTGGGGCTACATCTGGGTAAGCCGGTGATCGTGTGTCTCGATGAGTTCGGTAAAGCGAATCCAGCAGTGAAGACTGCGTTATGTCGGTTCATGTTGGAGCGGCAGTTCGGTACGTTGTCTCTACATCCTGACTCGATTGTGTTTGCTACCACGAACAAAGGTGCTGAAGGTGTAGGTGACTTGTTACTGCCACACCAGCGTAACAGGATTGCGATTGTGGATGTACGCAAGTCCACGGCTGAAGAGTGGGTGATATGGGGTATCAACAACGGTATCGACCACTCGCTACTTGGCTGGGTCAAACAGAATCCGCAAGTGTTACAGTCATTCGAGGATGTCGAGAATCCTGATGACAACATACACATATTCCATCCCAAGGCACAACGTGAGTCGTTTGTTACGCCAAGGGCATTGGAGTTAGCCAGTAAGATATTACACCGACGAGCTTTGTTCGATGGTGATACGTTGAAAGCAGCATTGGCTGGTGTGATTGGTGCTCCATCGGCTCAAGACTTCTATTCGTTTCTTACACTGGCTAGTAAGTTGCCGTCCTTGGAGTCAATCAAAGCCGATCCCAATACAGCGACATTGCCTGATACTCCAGCGACCAAGTGCATGACTATCTATCGTGGGCTGGCTGCTATCGAGCGAGATTGGGTGGATGCGTGGATGACGTATCTGTTGCGGTTCGATCCAGAAGCACAGGCATTGTTTGTGAAAGGTGCGCTGAACGAGAAGTATCCCAAGCGTAAGATGATGATGCACAACAGCAAGTTCTGTGATTGGGCTGTAGACAACGGTTGGATCAATGCCGAAGCAGTAAAGAAGGGGGTGTAACGTGTTAGCTATACATCAAGAGTTGACCATCGATCAACGGCTGACCAAAGCCTACATCGATATTATGAATCACCTACGCTACATGGCGTTGGGTCCGTTGTTGTTGCATGGCAAGCGCACGATTGTTGACGATCCTAGTGTCACTGCACGTACCAATGGCAGGGACATCGAGTATGGTAAACAGTTTATCGAGTCGCTAGATGATTACGAGCTACGGTTTCTCATACTACATGAGGTCTATCACAAGTTGTTCCGACACCTTACTACGTGGAAGAACTTACATGATAAGAACTTCAGTCTGGCAAACCAAGCGTGTGACTACAACATCAACGGCAAGCTGGTAACAGAGAACAAGGAAGACGGCTTCGCTACGATGCCACGCACTCCAGACGGTAAGATGATCGGCTTGTATGATGATCGGTTCAGAGCAGGTTCCGATTGGATGCCTTCTGACATTATCTTCGAGATGCTAGAAGAAGATGAAGAGAATGGCGATCAGCAGGGTCAGCCATCTGGCGGTGGTGGTGGGCAACCACTGGACGAGCACGATTGGGAAGGTGCGGCTGACATATCAGAAGAAGAGGCCAAGGAGATCGAAGCCGAAATCGAAGAGGCGATACGGCAGGGTCAAATGATGGCTGAGACTTGTGGTGGAGAGAAGAACGCCAACATCGATGGGCTACTCAAACCTCAAGTCAACTGGCGTGATGTGTTACGTGAGTTCATAGAGACAACGTGTTCTGGTAACGACTACTCGACATGGAAGCGACCTAACCGACGATACATCGGGGCTAACGTGTACTTACCTAGTGGTATCAGCGAGACAGCCGAAGAGCTACTCGTTGCTTGTGATATGTCGGGTTCGGTGGGTCCGAAAGAACGTCGAGTGTTTCTATCTGAAGTAGTCAGCATATGCGAGGTGATGAAGCCGCAACGAGTTCGGATTGTCTATTGGGGTTCTATTGTACCGAAAGAAGAAGTGTACGAGGCCCACGAGGTATCCGAGATCATGCAACGTACTCAGCCGGTTGAGGGCTACGGTACAGACATCGACACTGTGACAGCTTATATGCAAGCTAACAATGTCCGACCCACGGCAGCTATCGTACTTACTGATGGTTGCTTTACTGGTTGGGGGCAATGGCACTGTCCAGTTCTGTGGGCGTTGGTTGACAACGAGCACGATATACCTGACTGCGGAAAGGTTGTGCGTATCAAAGCGAGGTATCTGACATGAGAATTGACAGATTCAACATTGATAATCACAGGCATTTGCTTGTGCGTAGTGTGATGCGGAGACAGGATGGCGATCCAGTATTGGAAGCTGTGCTCGATGCCGCTTGTAAGGGGCAGACCCTATTCGATCTAAAAGAATGGGGTAGGCTATGGCGTGGACTAGAAGTATCTGACCTGACGGTTGGCGATCTAGTTGGTGTTTAGTAAAAGGAGAAAGAAAGTATGTACTACATAAGTAGAGCAGATGGCAGGAGTGCGTTTGAGATCGGGGTGCAAGCCCTCAAGAACTACGCTCCAGAAGAAGGAGTCGAGTATTATGTCCGTAAAGGTCGTAAGACAAGCGCACTTGGTTTGTTTTATACGTTTCCTGATGTGCCTATCTATGTCGGTGTGAACGGTAAGTTGAAGAAGACTAACCGCACCGAAGATCTGTATTTGATTTGACGGTAGGGTACGGGGGGCTATGCCCCCCTTGGTATGTAACAAGTTATAACCAGTTATAACATTGAAGACAATCTATACGATTGCATAAATAAAGAGGTAAGAAATATGTTGAGTAGTGATTTTAGACAGAAAGTAAAAGACCTAGAACCGATAGCAGTGTGCGATGAGAGGTTCCCGTCCACTATGGATGACTTTATCGCGGCACTGAAACCGAAGCTTGATGGGCCTTTCGGTAACAGGGATGTGCAGTTCGGTGTAAGTGAAGACGGTCATCGCCCTCAAAAAGTGTGGGTGTATGACAAAGCAGAGTACTACGCTATGGGCTACATTCGAGTGAGTGAAGAGCGAGGCTACAATAAGTATGACCGCTCGAAGAGTAGGCCGTTGTATGTTGTGGGGTCTAGGCTTATCAAGAATGGTAAGGGGTACGATTATAAGCATGAAAACAAGAGTAGTAATCTTAAAGCGGCTGTGGGTAAGGCGTTACGTGGCTTAAATAACTATAGCTTGTCGGACATGGCTCAAGTCTGGCTTCTTGATTTTAAAAGCAAAGTGGCTGAAGAAGCTGGGCGTCTTAGATTAAAACAAAAAGAGGTGATCGGTGAGATCCTTGGAACGCCGATGAGTTCTGTTGACAGTTCGATGTTCTATCAACGTCCATTGGCTAAACTGGCTTACCTGATGCTCGACCAGATAAAAGAGATGGATTCAGAGCTTGCAGATAAGCTGTTACGTGTTCAGCAGTATGATGCCGAAGTAGAAGAGGCGAATAAGTACAAACAAAAGAGTGCGTTTGTATTTGTTACGCCGACTGAGTATCGATGTTTGTTCAACGTAACTCAAAGCCCTTGGGGTAATGCTACTACACTGGCAGAAAACACACGCATCATTTCAGTAACGGATAAACCCGCACTTCTTAGTAAGCTAGCAGTGCTTGCGATGCTGGAGCCATTTGACTATGAAGATGGCATCGGCATGAAGGTAGACGATAACATCTTTTACATTCACTAATGGCCGAAGGACCACAGTACAGTACAACTTACTTTGTTCTAGTAGACAAAACTACAGGCGTATGTATGATTGATTGTATTGGTCTAGGATGTGCTGATGCACCGCACACAGGTACGTATACATCTGTGGACGAACTACCCGACATCTTTAGGAAGAGGATTGCGGTCCTTTCCATGTTGGAACACTCCAACGACGAGGTGTCGGGGGTTGGTCAGCGGTTTGATGAAAACACATATTGGGTCCACATTTGATAACAGTTCCCACGGAGAAAGCATGGGTAAGGTAATAATCGAGTTTGATGAAGACGATCTGGAAAGACTTTTCGAGACGCAAACCAGCATACTCGAAGTCATGCTACGCATTGAAACGCTGTTAAAGGAGAAAGCGAAAGATGACACCAGAAGCAAAAGTAAAACGAGTCGTAACAAAGCATCTTAAATCAGTAGGTGCATATTACTTCTTTCCTGCAACAGGTGGTTACGGTAAGAGCGGTGTACCCGATATTGTCGGGTGCTTTAGGGGGAAGTTCTTTGGGATAGAGTGCAAGGCAGGTGGTAACAAACCTACGCCATTGCAAGAAAAGAATCTTCGAGAGATTGCCGATTGTGAGGGCATTGCATTGGTGGTCAACGAAGAAAACATGAATGACGTACTAGATCTAATCGATGCAAACCCAGCACAGTTGGAGTTTGACTTTGAAGATACGCTATAAAGTAAAGGTACGTTTCGCGCCCAAAAGATAGGTAGTACGTAGTAATACGTTATATGGAGAATCCTACCGCTGTGTTTTGTACACCACTGGTACTTAAAATACAGCAGTAGGTAAATAAACGGAGAAAGTAATGAAAGAGGAATTCACTTTAAGTGACTTACAAGCAGAGGTAGCCCACGAGTATCAGAAACCTTTTAACGTGCTTGGTTTAGAGTATGGGCAAGCACAAATTACTCACCCTGCACAAAAGAAACTCACAAAGCTAATGAGTAAAGAGCAGGGTAGGCTTCTTTTAAATGCGGTTTCTTATGAGGTCGATAACGATCTCATTGATGTTATGAAACCGTTTTTTCTTAAAGGCACGACAACACAATTAATCAATGCGTTTTGGAACGCTCGTGTGCCACATGACAATATGTGGTTGTGTTGGGATTTAAAACAATTCATGGATCAATGTGTGCCATCGACAATCACAAATCAATCTCCCTTCAAACAGATAGATGAAGATCCAACCCATCCAGAACATCACACTGAGTTGTATGCTGGCGTACATATAACTCGTAGACATAGGAATCAAATAGCACAAGTTGGGCTACAAGAGTTAGTTAGAAATACGGGGGAAGCGTTGCCCGAATGGTTTAACTATTACACGTTCTATACTTGTTACAAAAAACCCAACGAAAAACCAACTATCAAACACAACCCCATAACCATTGCAAACGCTGCGTATTATAAAGACGACCCACACCCAGATCCTTGGGGTGCTTGGGAACAACATACAGATTTAGGAGCAGAAGCTAGAAAGTGGATGCAGTATCTGGCTTCTACGATGTTTGTCGGTAACTTATCCCCACTTAAAACCAGAAGTACTTATTTAGAGATGGGGCAGATGACGAGGCCATTACATCCAGCGGATGTTAAATATATTGGAGACACGAACCCCGATTTAGGTATGATTTTTAAACAGTTAGTGCTGTTACCTAACTGCATTACTTCGCCAACCTTTGTAGATGTAGTGAATGCGGTGCATGAGGACGTTACTTTTTATTCGTCGCAAGTGAGTGGCATACTATCTGTAATTGTCTCCATGCTTTCTCTGCTTAATTTTGATTGGGTCACGCCCGAACCACAGGCAAGAAAACCTTACACTCGCGGTGTAACTAATCGTCTGCAACCCAGAAACGACAGGTACAGAGTGAATGTCACACTACCCAAAACAAAAGCAGCGAGGCTTCTTGGAAAAGCTTTGTCGCGCACCAGACAGTTTGGCACTAGACAACATGAAGTCAGGGGTCACTATCGTAGTCTTAGAGATGAACATGGCGATATAAAAAAGAGAGTGTGGATAGCTCCACACCAGCGAGGTAATCCAGAGTTGGGTGTTATAACTAAGGACTACGTTTTAACTAAAGGTAAGGATGAAGAATGAACGACGAAGAAGAACTAGAATACGTTGTGTGGTGTACGCACTCAGGTGATAAGTCACGTACTACGTTTGGGCCGTTCCCAAGTAAGTATTTTGCAGAGCATTTTATTTTGAACTACGGCTTTACTGAAGGGGTATACAACCTCAGAGCCGTTCCACTAAATCGCATACAAATAAAGGTGAAAGATGATAGAGAAGAGGAAGAGAGGCAGACCACGCAAACAACCCACTAATGCAGTGGTGGGTGATAAAGCTGGTAACAACGTTACAACTGGAAACGATAATGTATTGATAGGATCAACGTCGGACGGTAGTAGTGCTGACTATTACAAGTTACCTGCAAACTCTCGTGAGTTACAGGATCTCATCTCGTTTAAAAACATGAACGCACAGATCGGTGAGATATTTAGATCGTGTTATCGTTTCGGGCAGTCTTCGCACAGTGATGAGTTACGTGACGCAAAGAAGATTGAATTTTATATAAAGGCTGAGATCAAACGTCTGGAGAGAGGGAATGAAAAAAGAAGGGGAAAAAGAGTTTGAGGTTATCTTTAACGAAGTAATCTCGCACAGGGTTTTGGTATACGCAGGAAACGAAGAGGTGGCAAGATTCAAAGCGATAGATAACGAAGGATTACCGCTGCGTATGTCACAAGTTACAGAGAAGAACATATTGCAGATTGTTGAAAGGCAGGAGAAGGAGTAATGGCAGAATACAACGGAGAACGTCTCCACATTAAAATGGGCGGGTATACCCCAACTAGAGCTTTATGTGGAGAGGCAAGCGACAGAACCGTCCCTTTGGATATGTTCGTTGGACTTTTACCGAATCAAGAAGCGTGTAAACGCTGCGTCAAACTAACTGAGAAGAACTAATCGTGGATCTAATAACACTAGATTTTGAGACGTTTTACGACAAAGATTTCTCACTTTCTAAACTGACAACCGAAGAGTATGTACGTGATTTAAGGTTTGAAGTCATCGGTGTAGGTGTAAAGGTCAACAACGAGGCTACGGAGTGGGCAAGCGGAACCCATGAAGAGATTGCGGAATATCTTGCTGAGTTTAATTGGCCTGCCAGTATGGTTCTGGCACACAATACTATGTTTGATGGTGCTATCTTATCTTGGTTGTTCGGGATTAAGCCGAAAGTCTGGGCTGATACTTTATGTATGGGCAGAGCCGTTCACGGTATTGAAGTTAGTGGTAGCCTAAAAGCACTGGCTGAACGGTATGGTATCGGAGAGAAAGGGACTGAGGTTCTAAACGCAAAGGGTAAGAGACGAGAAGACTTTACCGAAGAAGAGTTAAGTCGTTATGGCGATTACTGCCTAAACGATGTTGAGCTTACCTATCAACTGTTCACACAGATGATAAAAGGATTCCCAAAGCAAGAACTAAAAATCATCGATGCTACCTTGCGTATGTTCATACACCCGATTCTGGATTTGGATCTGGGTCTTTTAGAGTCACACCTAGAAGACATTATGGATAAGAAAGATGAACTGATGATAGAAGCCAATGTCTGCAAAGAAGATCTCATGTCAAACGAGAAGTTTGCAAATCTTCTGATAGCGCATGGTGTAGAGCCGCCCAAGAAGATAAGCCCGACTACTGGCAAAGAAACGTATGCATTTGCCAAGACTGATGAAGGATTCAAAGCACTACAGGAGCATGAGAACGGTGACGTTCAGAATCTTGTAGCTGCCAGACTTGGTAACAAAAGTACGCTAGAGCAGACACGGACGCAAAGGTTCATCGACATCGCAAAACGCGGATTACTACCTGTGCCTGTAAGATATTATGCTGCACACACTGGTAGGTGGGGCGGAGACGACAAGATAAACCTTCAGAACTTACCTAGCCGTGGACCCAACGGCAAGATGTTGAAACGTGCGATCATCGCGCCGGAGGGACATACGTTGATTGACTGTGACTCGTCACAGATAGAGGCACGAGTGTTAGCTTGGTTGGCAGGGCAGTCGGATCTTGTTGATGACTTTGCTAACAAGAAAGATGTCTATGTCAAGATGGCTTCTGTTATATACAACGTGCCAGAAGAAGAAGTTACAAAAGACCAGCGGTTTGTAGGTAAGACCACAATTTTAGGGGCTGGGTATGGCATGGGCGCAGTGAAGTTTCAGTCGCAACTCAAGGCTTTTGGTTTTGATATGGACCTTGAAGAGGCCCGAAGAGTCATACAAGTTTATCGAGATACCAACTGGAAGATCAGTGCATTTTGGCGTGAAGCGCAAGAATTAATACATCAACTTGCAAATAAAAACTCTACGGTACTTAAAGAAACAAACCTTATCCGTTCTATTGGTGAGAAACAGTCTATACTATTACCGTCAGGACTACTCATGCGCTACGAAGAGCTAGAGAGTGAAGTGCATGAAGATGGCAGGGTTGAGTTCTCGTATAAAACAAGGCGAGGCCGAACCCGAATATACGGTGGAAAGTGTGTGGAGAATATCTGTCAAGCGGTTGCACGTTGCATCATCGCTGAACAGATGTTGGCGATTCGTAAGAGTAATCTTCAACTGTCTCCTGTGTTGACTGTGCATGATTCAATCGTCGTGTGTGTACCGAGCGGTAGTTTGGAAGATGGAAGACGTTATGTGGAAAAATGTATGAGGGCTGTCCCCGGATGGGCCAAGGGACTACCGCTAGACTGCGAAAGCGGTATTGGTCAGGCATATGGAGATTGCGAATGATATGAAAGCTGCACCGTGGTCGTTCAGCAAAATAAAGTCGTTTCAGCAATGCCCGAAACAGTTTTATCACGAGAAGGTTATCAAACAGTATCCGTTTAAGATGACAGCCGCTGTTCGATACGGCGACCAATTTCATAGAGCCGCAGAAAAATATATACAGGGAGAAGAACTAGATAGACGGTTTGAGTTTGCAAAGCCCGCTTTAGATGCACTTAACGCTAAAGAGGGTGAGAAGTTATGTGAGCATAGGATGGGGCTAACCAAGCGGCTGGAAGCTTGTAGTTTTTACGATCAAGATGTTTGGTTTCGTGGTATTGCAGACTTGCTGATTGTAAATGAAGCGGATAGAATGGCTTGGGTGGTAGACTATAAAACAGGTAAGTCTGCCCAATATGCCGACAAAGGTCAGTTAGAGTTGATGGCTCTGTCGGTGTTTAGGCACTTCCCTCAAGTGGAGAGTGTCAAAGCAGGTTTATTATTTGTAGTATGTAACGAGCTAATACGTGAAGAGTATTCTGTTACAGAGCAAAAAAGGTTGTGGTCTAAGTGGCTAGAGGATTTTAGTTACATGAAAACAGCTTATATTGATGAGGTTTGGAACCCGAAACCAAGCGGATTGTGTAGGATGCACTGTCCGGTGATCGAGTGTTCTCATAACGGGAGGAATTAGTGCCATATAAAAATCCGAAGGATCGTAAAAAGCAGAAGCCCGATAAGAAAGGTACGAAAGCTTTTGAGAATAGGATGGAGCGTCAGAAAGCCAGACGCAAGATGGATAAAACTGGTAAGGATGCCAACAAGAATGGGGTGGCTGACAAACGCGAAGGGAAGGATGTTAGTCATAAAAAACCGCTAAGTAGGGGCGGCTCTAATAAAGATGGAGTGAAGGTAGAGAGTCGCAGCAAGAATCGCAGCCGTAATTACAAGAAACCAACACGGCGCACCAGATAGACCAAGGGTACTTACTTGCCCTGTTTAGCCCTTTCCCGTCAGGGTGGTCGAAGGCGGGTTTTTAGGAGACAAGTGTGGAACTCAAGAAAGCAAATGAGTTTGATAGTGCAGGACAGTTTGCAGCCTATGCTCTGGAGATGTTCATCGTCACTGAGATATGTAAGAAGTCGGTGGCTGATTTAAATGAATTAGATGTGGCCCGAGCTAAACGTAAAGTTAAAAAGCAGGGCGGTAGGCTGATGTTTGTATGAAAGTAATCGACAACAAAGCTCTGCTGCTGCGTCTACGCCAGCCTGAAAAAGTAACTGATGTAATACCTAAGAGTAAGTTGTTACCTGATAACCAAGTCTTAGTTAACTGGGGCGTCGAAGAAACACACGTTCTAAGAAATCTAAACATCAAAGCTCCGTCACCTATCGAAAAAGATTACAAATGGACGGGTAAGTACAAGCCGTTTGACCATCAAAAAACAACAGCTTCTTTCTTTACACTGAACAAGAGAGCGTTCTGTTTTAACGAACAGGGTACGGGTAAGACCGCCAGTGCAATTTGGGCCGCTGATTATTTGATGAACAAGGGCAGAATCAACCGTGTATTAGTTATATGTCCATTGTCGATTATGGTGAGTGCATGGAGAAACGACCTGTTTAATTTTGCTATGCATCGCACAGTGAGTGTGGCATACGGCAGTGCGAGACAACGTGAGAAGATAATCCAAGACGGCGCGGAGTTTGTAATAATAAATTATGACGGTGTGGAGATCGTACAGGATGTTATAGCAGAGGCTGGCTTTGATCTGATTATTATTGATGAAGCGACACATTATAAGAACGTACAGACGAACCGCTGGAAGACACTCAACAAACTCATAACAGGTTCTACATGGATATGGTTGATGACCGGAACGCCCGCTGCTCAAAGTCCTCTTGATGCGTATGGGTTAGCGAAACTTGCAGATGCCAAGTCAGTACCTCGATTCTTTGGTACGTTCAGAGATCAGGTCATGGTCAAAGTCAGTAAATTTAAGTGGGTTCCTAAACCCAACGCGACTGAAATAGTATTTGATGCCATGCAGCCTGCCATACGGTTTACTAAAAAAGAGTGTTTAGACTTGCCCGACATGGTGTACACCAAACGAGAGGTGGAGCTAACCCGACAACAAAACAAGTATTACAAAGAACTGAAAGACAAAATGATTACTCAAGCTGCTGGAGAGCAGGTCTCTGCTGCTAACGCTGCGGTGAACATGAACAAGCTCCTACAAATATCTGCTGGTGCGGTGTATACGGACAACGGTGAGTCGCTAGAGTTTGATATTAAGTATCGATATAAGGTGTTACGTGAAGTAATCAACGAAGCCAGCAAAAAAGTATTGGTATTTGTACCGTTTAGAAATGTAATTGATGTGTTGGTGGACAAGCTACGCAACGATGGCATAACAACTGAAATGGTTCGCGGCGATGTGTCTGCGATGCAACGCACCCAAATATTTAAACAGTTTCAAGAAAACTCAGACCCAAGGATTCTGGTGATTCAACCTCAAGCCGCTGCACATGGTGTGACCCTGACCGCTGCTGATACGATAGTCTGGTGGGGTCCGACAAGCTCTGTCGAAACCTATGCACAAGCTAATGCTCGTATCCATCGAGCAGGTCAAGACCACAAATGCACCGTAATTCAGCTGCAAGGATCTCACGTAGAAAAGCGTGTTTACGAACTGTTAGATAACAAACTAGATACTCACACAAAGATTATCGATCTTTACAAAGAAATACTTGCGTAAGTAATTATTTAATGTCAGACTGCACTTCTCAGTCAAAGGAGAGTGCTATGACTGATGCATTGGATGTATCAAAACTCACAAAAGTCTTTATTAAAATTAGAGACGAAAGAAAACAAATCGCGGATGACTTCAACAAACGCGATGGGGAACTTGCTGCAAAGCAGGACATGATAAAGAGTGCGCTGCTGAATCACCTTCAAGAGCAGAACATCGACAGTATAAAAACTGCCGAAGGCACGTTCTTTAGATCCACAAAGCAAAAGTATTGGACAAGCGATTGGCCTTCTATGTACGAATTTGTCATAGAGAACCAAGTGCCTGACCTTCTGGAGAAACGACTGCATCAAACAAACATGAAGCAGTATCTGGAAGATAATCCTGACCTTTTGCCGAAAGGATTGAATGTGGATTCTGAGTACACGCTTAGTATTAGGAAACCAAAGAAATGAAGGACACTGTAGAAGGGCAACTGGTTCCTATTGAGGACGTTGCAAACCACTTCAAGGTATCGCTTTCTACCACTAGAAAGTGGGTGCGAGATGGCGACATACCAGAAAACCTGTACGTAAAAATCGGTAAGACCTATCGGTTTGATCTGGCAGGTATATCTAAGGCATTGCTCGCTAGGTCGAGTACAACTTCAACCACAGAAGAAGATACAGGGGTGACAGACCTGTTAGATAGTTGGGGTGAAGAAGACTTAGATGATGATGTATGAATCGAGTCAGCATACGGGGTGGGGTGTTCAGTGGCATACCCACGGATACGGACACGCAGATAAAAGTAGTTATTTTAGGGGCTGCAAATGTTGCGAGATCGTATTATGCTGATGAGTTCAGTGTTGACAGTATCCAGCTTCCTACCTGCTGGTCTGTTGACACGCAGAGACCCGCCACTGAGGTGTTGGAGTCGCGCAAGCAAAGCGCGAGGTGCATTGACTGCACTCAAAACATTCGGGGATCTGCAAAGGGGGGAATCGGTAGAGCTTGTAGGTACTTTCAGCTTCTCGCAGTCGCTGAAGAACATGACCTCAGAACAGTTTACAGACTGCAAGTTCCATCCGCTTCAATTTTTGGTAAGGGTAGTTCGGACAATAAAATGTCCTTGGAAGGGTACGCCAAGTTTTTAACGAAGCATGGCACACCCTCGCAAGCGGTTGTTACTCGAATATTTTTCGATGACATAAGCGCAATGCCCAAGATCTGCTTCGATGCAGACAGGGCTTTAGGAGAAGAGGAATTGATAGAGGTGAGGGAGATGGTTAACCATCCAGATACGCTGGAAGCAATAACTTTCAATGTAGATCCTCGTAACTTGTCACCCTTTTCTGTTGTAGAAAATGGTTTTGTTTTTAATGGAGATCAAAATGGCTGAAGAAAACAACAAGTATGTTATTCCAAGCGCAGAAGTTATGTACCCACGCATCGATCAGACGTATAAGTTTGATACGACTGCTAATCAATCAGTACCATGTGGTGCTTTGGATGACGGTGCAGAATACAGTTTGAGTTTTAAGTTACCGAAAGCGGAAGCGGTAAAACTCTTCAAGGCTATGAAAGCATATTACGATGTTAAAAAAGAGAAAGGCTGGCCCGACAAGTTCCCGAATCCGTTCAAAGAACAGGAAGACGGTCTATGGTTAGGCAAAGCTAAACTGAAAGGGGCGTTTGGTAAGGATGCGAGTCGAAAACCCCTGCAAGTTGATTCTAGGAACACGCCACTAGGTGATGACTTCAAACTCACAAGTGGAAGTGTAGCTAACATTCAAGTCTCTTTTGTCCCTTATAACATAAGTGGCAGCGGTGTTAGTTTGCGTCTGGGCGCGATTCAAGTGCTCAAGTACGTACCTCTACAAACTAGATCGCCCTTCGAGGCTGTTGATAACGGCTTTGTTGCGGGGGAAGCTAGTCCTTTTGAATCTGTCGATTCTGGATCATTCGACACCCCAGATCCGTTTGAAGAGGCAGTCGAGGAACCTGTAGAGGAACCAAAAAAGAAGGCCGTCAAGAAGTCTGCACCCGCACCTAAGAAAGACTCAGACGATCTTAGCTCGTTAATCGACGAATGGGACGATTAAGTTTATCGAGATATAACGAGTTACATCACGGCTAGGTTTGACACGCCTCGTTAGCCGAAGAGGAGCGATTTTCGCAAAATTTACGCCCCCTGCCGTGATGTCTTTATTAGGTGCGACACATGGATACAAGATTTTTCTTGAGGAGACTGCTACCGCAAGAGGGCTATTACGTCCTCTGGTGT